GTTGAAAAAGCCGATTGGAATATATAAAGGAATAAAATATGGCAAAAATGTTTCGACCAGTATCATCGCATGAACCTACATTTTCAAAAACAAGCATTGGTAGAAAACCTTCACTGTGTAAAATGAACAAACATAAAAGAAGATCATACAAGGCTTATAGGGGACAGGGTAAAAGATAATGGCAAAAGAACAAGCAGGAATACCTGATCCTGGGAGTATGATGTGGGAAAATGGCATCTATTATATGGCAGATGGATTTACATTTGAATCTACAAAGCCAATAGTACAATGGATTATAGAAAAGAATCTATTACCTTCAAAACTTAGACCCAAAGAACTTACACTGATTATTAATAGTCCTGGAGGTAGTGTTCATGCCGCGTTTGCTCTGATTGATACAATGAAAGGAAGTGCAATACCAATTAAAACTGTTGGGCTAGGACTTATTGCAAGTTGTGGTGTATTAACATTTATGAGTGGCACAAAAGGTAGACGTATTATAACTCCTAATACAAGTATCCTTTCACACCAATACAGTTGGGGAAGCAGTGGTAAGGAACATGAACTATTTGCAAGAGTACGTGAATTTGAACTAAGCACTGAACGTATGATAGCACATTACAAAAAATGTACAGGAATGTCTGAAAAGAAAATTAGAGAACTTTTATTGCCTGCAGAAGATGTGTGGCTAAGTGCAAAAGAAGCAGTCAAGTACGGTATTGCTGATAAAATAAAAGAGGTATATTAATATGAATACAGTTGTTTCTTGTGGCGATAGTTTCTTTACATCAACACGAGAGGTTTGGGATAATCTTAAAGGAGACGATTGGCCAGAATTTTCTGTAAGTAAAACAGTTGCTATAGACAATTTAGATCCAGAGATACAGAATGATATACAAGAAGTATACCAATTAAGTTTGCATAGTCCATCAATAGTTGATATAGTTGCTCATAACAAAAATTGGCAACATATCAATCTGGCACATGGCGGCGTCAATAATGTAGGCATTAGATTACAAATAGATCAAGCAATAGAAGATCATAAACCAGATTATATATTTTTTTGTGCATCTAGTCCTTATCGTTTTTCCTACAGGAATGAAGAAGGAAGTTTATGCCACACAGGTGGGTTTAGTAAAGTAGATTTAGGACTAAGTCCAGATATAAAAATGATTTATGAAAAGTATTTTTTTGTAGAAGAACTTGCTGAAATGCAATCATATTGGTATTTTAGTAGTGCAATAGAACTTTTAGAAAGAAAAGGAATTGATTATTTTTTCTTTCCTAATTGGCCAGAAATAAGAAACATGGACTGGACTTGGGCAAAAGGAAAAGTTTATCCTAATGAATCTCCACAGTTATTTGACATGGCTATGCAAGCAAAGGCTAATAATTTTGTAAATCATACTGTTTGGGAAGACACATTAAAGGTTGCAGAAGCGGCCTTAACACATTTATCGGATTGGAATTAATATGAGAATATTAACATTAGAAAATACTGCATATGAAATGAATGATATACCTGATGAAGTAGATGATTTAAGATTTGCAATACTAGATAACAGTAATCCAGCAGACCCTGATTACTTCTTTATACCTCTTATCTTTTTAGAAAGTTTTAACAGTCCAGCAGTTGTACTAGAAATAGGCAAGCATAAAATCCGTATGCCTGTTGATTGGAAAATATTAATTGGTGATAGACATATTGGTGATTTAGAAATGCTAAACTTCAGTAGTTTAAATGACAGAGGATTTGATGCATTCTTATTCAATCCAATAGGAGACTTCAGACATGATTACTTGCCTGTGAATATTGTAGACATTTATAGTGACGTAAAATGGTTTTTTCCAAAATTAAAACAAGGACAGATACTAGCAATACCTATAGAAACAGGAGTAGAAAATCCTAAATGTGTGTATTGTGCTAAAGATATAAACAAACAAAACGAAATTGTAAGCATTGACAGAGCCTGGTAAGATAACAAGAATAGACTATAGAAAGTTTACTTGGAGTGCATATGTAAATTTTCAGACTACTCGTAAACAACTTGCTGGTATGGAAAATGTCTGGGATAGAATAAAAAAATATTTAGAACATAGAGATAGAAAATCTTATAATGTAACTTTAGAAGAAGAAACTAGAACAATAGTTTTGGAGTTTCAAAAACTTGACGATGCACGTATGTTTATGTTAGCATTTAGTGATGCAATAATTGATAATGGAATAAAGTATGAATAATTATGTCGTATGTTTTACCCCAGGAGGAAGTGGACATTTTTTAGGCCATTTTTTACATACTGAATTTTTGGACACCAAATCTGGCTTAAGAGTAGATGGACAAAAAAGTGTAACTAATCCAAACAATGATCCAAACGACTTTTCAAAAGGATATGATTACATCCAGTATGATCCTATTTTTAAATATACAAATCAAAAATCTTTGCACGAAGCAGGGATGATTTGTATTAACTTAACAGAAAAATATGCTCAAAAAAATAATTGGATAAATTCTGAAAAGAAAATTATTCGCATTACACATGGTAGTATATCTGAAAGATTTAGAATTTCATTCAATTGTTATTTTAAAGGGCGTGAATACCTAGATTTAAAATTACATTCTTTTACGTGGATAATGGATACATTTTACGAGGATATTTTTCTTGAAAGTAAAGAAAAAGATAATCCATCTGATTGGGACGTTTACTCACCAAAACCTTGGGCTATCAACATTGGCTACAGTGAAATTTTTAATTTGTATGCCCTGACACAATTATATTATACTGTACATAACTCAGTTTGTCCTGATCATAAAATTAAATATGCACAAAGTTATATCGAGCAAAATGTTAGTCTTTATAATAAATGGGAATTCAGAGCTATGGAAAAAATATTTATGTATGAATATGAAAATAGCCTTGGTGAATATGCTGGCGGTAAACTAAGAAATTGGTCAGTAGATGATATTACAGAAGAAAATTGGCAAACCTTTTTGGATGAACATTTATGTCTAACAAATTACCACTAAACACAGTACTAGCTGCAATAGATAAAAAAGACTATGACTTCTATGATCGTCTTACCCCAGAACATCAAAAACAATTATCACCATTCTTACTTAATCGCTATGTAAGTCTTGTAAAAGGTTCAAATGAATTACAATCATATTATCTTATGGCAGGTAACCAAAGAGTAAACTGCACTTACTTTGAATTAGCAAAACATCCTAAACTTGTGTGGCAATTGCTATGTACAGTGAGTCCTGGAATGGGTACACAGTTCCATCAGTGGGTAGGACACAAAAAGAAAGATAAAAACAATAGTAGCAAAAGACGTAAAGAAGTAGAACGTTTACATCCACACGTTAAAGGTGATGAACTAGACATGCTCGCAGAAATGTACACTGATAAAGATTTAAAAGAAATAGCAAAGTTGTATGGTGATGTATGAATCAACAGTTTACAGAAATTATAAAAGATGCTATAATAAATCGTACAATGGAAAGCAAAGATTTTACATGTCAATATTGTGGCAAATCATATCGTAAAGAGAGTACTCTTGCGGCACATCTTTGTGAACCTAAACGTCGTGCCCAACAAGAAAATGAACCCGGGGTCAAACTAGGCATGACTGCTTACTTGCGTTTTTATGAAATGACACAAGGCAGTGCAAAATTTAAAACTTATGCAGACTTTAGTACGAGTCCTTATTATAATGCATTTGTAAAGTTTGGTAGACATATGGTAAACATACGTGCTATCAACACGCAGAAGTTTATAGACTATGTAATTAAAAGTAATAAGAAACTAGACTATTGGACTAAGGACATAGTTTATCAAGAATATTTGTTCGAACATTTACGTACAGAAGCAACACAAGATGCACTTGAACGAAGTATCAAAACTATGGAAGCCTGGGCTGAAGACAAAGAAAGTGTATTCAATCATTACTTCTGTTATGTTAACAGTAATGTCCTTGTAAAAGATATAACTACAGGCAGGATCAGTAGTTGGATAATATTCAATTGTAAGACTGGACAAGATGCATTAGACAAATTAAATCCTGAACAGATAGAAATGATATTTCCATATATAGATCCTGACTTTTGGAAACGTAAGTTTGTAGATTACTTTGCAGATACAGAATGGGTAAAGCACATTCTTAAAGAGGCTGGACTATGATATATGTAAATGGGTGCAGCTACAGTCTATCAAATGGAAAGAATTATGGTGATTATTTAAGTGAAATAACTGGAAAAAACTTGTTGCATAAAGGAATCAAGGGTAGTAGTAATGATAGAATATTTAGAACTACTACACGAGATTTACTAAAATTAAAACAGAACGGAATAAATGATTGTTTAGTTTGTGTAGGGTTAACATTTTGGTTTAGAACAGAAATATGGATTGAAAATCATGGAATAAAAAGATGGCATCAATTTCAATATGATGATGGAGAGTTTGTTAGTTTTCAAGCAATAACAAATAAAAATTGGTTTAATACAGAAAAAGTTAGTAAAGATATACCAGGGTTTTACAAAAATTATTTGAAAGAATGGATAAAAAACTTAAATGTAGATGGTGCTATTGTCAATACAATGCATCAAGCATGTTTGTTATTACATTTGTGCAAAAGTTTAGGATACAACCTATTAATTTTTTGGGCTGCAGATGTGTCAGAAGATATATGTATGATAGATAAAAATTTAGAATCTCTACGTGACTTTTATAAAGAGTTTAATGACAAGAATAGTTTTGATTTGTTACAATACTGTTTTGTTAAAGACTGTTTTGATTCTGGCTATAAACCTTTTGATAGTGAACACCAACATGGACATCCTGATACTAATGCACATAAAGAGTTTGCTAACAAGATATGCGATAAAATTGGAATTATAAAATGATTTATGATATGCCAGACATAGATATAGATTTTGCTGATAGAACACATTTACTAAAACATGTAAAGGGTGTAGGTGCAAGACTTGAGACCGGTATCAAACACAATACTGGTGTCTATTTTAATAATATTCCACAAGCACATGATGGAATTGCAACTGTAGATCATAAAACTGCAGAACAGTTAGGGTACTTCAAATTAGATTTACTTAATGTAAATGTTTATCAACATATAAAAAATGAAATACACTTAGTGGAAATGATGAGAGAGCCTAATTGGTCTAATTTACACAATAGAGATTTCTTTGAGCAACTAATACATGTTGGAAAACACTTCGAGACAATGGCAAGAATGCCTGAAGATATAACTAGTATACCTCGTATGGCGATGTTCCTAGCAGTTATACGTCCTGCAAAAAGACACCTAATAGGAAAAACATGGCGTGAGGTAGGTCAAACTATTTGGGAAAAAGCAGGACAGGATAGTTATAGTTTTAAGAAAGCACACGCAGTAGCCTATGCACAATTAGTTGTAGTTCATATGAATATATTGGAGGAGCAAAATGAAAAATAATTTAGAAAGAATGAAAGAAATACAAGAAAATCTTACAAAGCATATAGATAAAAATATAAAAGATGAAGATGATCATATGTATATGGCAACAATGCTTCTTAAACATGCACTTGTTTTATATAAAGGTTTACTTACAGATGATCAAATAAAAAGTATGTTAGGTCATGTTATAGATACTGTAGAACAAGACTTTCCTGGTTACGAAACTACCAAAAAATCAAAAAAGACAATGCACTAGAATATACTGCTAGAAAATAGTATGTCAAAAAGTGCAAGCACTGATCTAATGCATTTGTCCACCACCATGCAGTAGATCTTTTTTCCACTTTGAAAAAGTTATTAATTTTATGTTTTGAGTAGTCTATTTGCCAATGAATAAAATAGTCTATGAATGCACAAAGTATTGCAGGTATAGCAGGCAAAAATAATCCTGCAATGACTACAGTGCTTATACCATGGTGCATGTAGTGGATATGTCCATTCCCAAAGTAACGACTTTTGTTAATGTTTTGTAGTTGACTTTGAACGCCAAGATCTACAATGGCATGCTTAATCAGAAGCAGTAATAAGAAGTCCATGCTCTATTTAACTTTTTTCACTAATTGTATGTTGCGTCGCTTGCTTCTCTTCTTGGCAAGGTCTGCTATGCTAACACTAGGACCTCGTTCAATTTGTGTATCTTTTATGTTAAATGTAATTAGATACTTACTAAAAGAAAAGAAATCCTTTTTAAGAAATAAGTTTATAGGTATGGTTCTATTTGATTCCCACCACCAAGCATCACCTAGTTCTAAGAACAATGGTTTTAGATCAGAGTCTATTTTACTATAGTCATACATACTTAGAAAACTATCGTCCTGATTTTGGATTATTCCTACGTATTCCTGTCCACCATATGTAACTAAACTTAAAAATGGATATTGTTCAAATATTTCTTCTGCTAATGGCGGCATTCTATCTCTTATAAATACAGTATGACTGTTACTACTGGATATTTATATACACAATTACACACTGCAGTTGTAACTGATACTGGAGTCAATAATCTCATGAGCATGTTTTACACCCCCAATATAAAAGTCTATAGAGGTATAGACAATTACATAAGAATAGAATTCAAAAACCGTGATCAAAAACGTGTAGTAATGACAGACCATACTGCAAACATTATTATAATGGATAAAGAAAATAGTGTAGCATATGTTGAACGTGCCTTAACTGCTATTGATCCACGTAGAGGATTATTTGAAGCAACTATAACAGAAGGTGACTTACTTAATTTAGATGCAAAGTTTTACAGTTATAGTTTGAAAGTTACAAATCCAGAAGGTAGAACAAGTCCTGCATATGCAGATGATAATTATAGTGCTAATGGTACACTAGAAGTTACAGAAGGAATGTATCCTGCTTTCAAAGAAAGTACAACTGAAGCGTTTGGTGGTGGCAATACAGGAAGCACAATAGCAATAGATCCATATATAAATCGTAATACTGCACAACACACTGCACAAGTCTATTTCAGTAGTGCGTTCACAGGTAGCCTGGAAATACAAGGTTCAATTAATCCAAGTAATAGTATTCAAAACGCAGACTTTACAACAATATCTACAACTAACTATACTGACCAGACAGACAATGCATACATTAATTTTACTGGTGTTTATAGTGCAGTTCGTTTTGTACGTACAACAACTTCAGGAACATTGAGTCAAGTATTATATAGACCATAATGAAATTAGTAGGCTTTGGTTGTAGTTTCACTTATGGAAGTGAACTTGTTAATCCTAGTATAGGCAAGGATAATCATCACGCAAATACTCATTATAGAAATAAAAATGTATGGTTAGGAAGACTTGCTGATAATTTAGGTTATCAATTTGATAATTTAGCAGAAGCTGCTAACAGTAACTTTGCAATAGCACAACAAGTCTCAAACTATTTCCTTAATACATACAATTCACAAGATAAAATTATAATTTGTATAGGTTGGACAGAAAAAACCAGAATGAGTTGGTATACTAATAATACTTGGACTCATAACGGCTTTGCTGGTGACAAACATGGATGGCCACAATCTGCTCGTGAATGGGTAATAAAGTCTGATAATGAAAGTTATAATATGTATACTGAGAACGCCAAGTTTATTGTTAATAGTATTTGTAAATCAATGAATATTCCTATAATACAGTTTAATACAATAGGTAATCACAAAACAACAAGATATCCTAATTACTTTATTGATGGAGCAAGTATGGACAGTATGCTAAGGCGTGCAATGGCAGAAGATAATAGGTTAAATTTAATAGCAAAGGATGGGCACCCTAATGAAGCAGGGCATGAATATTTTACAATTAGGTTGACTGAATTTGTAAAAAGTCATATAATAACATAATGAAGAAGTACATACACATTAACAGAAATATTATACAACAAAATGAAAAACACGGCAGAGAACTTCCTGTGTGTAGAGTACAGGAAGGCAGTAAAGCCAGATACGGCAGTGCAGTAGAAATACACGGGCCAAGTCGCATGGTATACAGACCCGATAAACCATTAAGTTGTGGTGCTAAACTATGGATAGAAACTGATAGTGAGATAAGTATTGAAGACGAGTGTACTTATAAAGATATACAAAAGATGAAGTAATGGGTTTGGAGGTTTTTGCACTATGCTTGGTTATTTTTTTGGTAATTACGGCAATTATGGCTATAGGCCTCCTAAGAGGACGTCGTGTAAGCGGCAGTTGCGGTGGTGCCACAGGCGTTTGCTCTGTGTGTGGCAAAGACAGTGCAGAAGACCGCCTACAACAAATGAAACGAGATCCTAATCGCAGGATTGACAGTGACAACATGACTGAAGTTGAGAAGATGGATGCAGGTTTCACATACAGTACTTACAATATAAACGGCAGAGATGTTGACTTTTGAATAGTATTCAACAAACAATCATAGATAGTTTGCCTGGCAAACAAAAGAGAACTACTAATGGCTGGATTAGTTTTAATGCAGTCTGTTGTCATCATAATGGTGAAAACATGGACAAACGTAGTAGAGGCGGAGTAATTGCTTCTGGTGATGCTATAAGTTACCATTGTTTTAATTGTAATTTTAAGACAGGCTGGCAACCAGGTAGACATATAAGTTTTAAACTAAGAAAACTTCTTACTTGGCTGGGTGTTGATGATAACACACGACAGATGCTTAATATAGAAGCATTGCGTATTAAAGATACAGTAGAAGAAGTTTTAGAAGATGATGAAAAGTTTACAGTAGAATTTAGTCCTAGAGAATTACCTGAGAATAGTACAAATCAATTACCAGATCATATAAGATTATATGCTGAAAGTAGAGCTTTGCCATTAGGTAAAATTATGTATAGCAATAGCAAAGCTGCTGGCATGTGGAAAAGACTAATTGTTCCTTTTACTTGGCAAGGGAAAACAATTGGATTTAGTGCAAGGAGTATCGACAATGAATCAAAACCCAAATATTTTACTAGTCATGATAGTGGTTTCGTTTATGGCATTGATAATCAGTTGTCTAACAGTAGGTTTGTAGTAGTAACAGAAGGACTGTTAGATGCAATGTGTATAGGTGGAGTAGGTATATTGAGTAATCGGTGTAGCGAAACACAAGCACAGATTATAGATACACTAGGTAGAGAAGTTATACTAGTGCCAGATAAAGATCGTGCAGGACAAAAACTAATTGATGACGCACTGGAGTTTGGTTGGAGTGTAAGTTTTCCTGAATGGGAAAGTGATGTCAAAGATGTAAATGATGCAGTTGTAAGATATGGAAAACTGTTTACACTTAAAAGTATTATAGATGCAAGGCAAACTATGGGTCTTAAAATAAATTTACAGAGAAAACGATGGTAGATTTACACGTAGAAGCAACAAGTAGATGTACACTTGCATGTCCAAGATGTGAACGTACAACATTTATAGATAAGTTTGGTAAGAATAATTTTACTATACAGGATTTAGATATTGATAAGTTTTGTAACTTTATTGATATTCCTGTAAAACATATCAATTTTTGTGGAAACTTAGGTGACCCTATATATCATAAAAATTTTTTGGAACTAATTTATAAAGTCAAGGGTAAATGTAAGACTGTAAGTATTACAACAAATGGAAGTAGAAAGTCTAGAGACTGGTGGACAAAATTAACAAATTTACTTGATAGCACTGATCATATTAGTTTTAGTATAGATGGCAATCCACAAAACTTTACACAATATAGAATAAATGGTGATTGGGAAAGTATAAAAACAGCAATTGAAATATGCACAAATAGTAATGTAAAAACTATATGGAAATATATACCATTTTCCTACAACCAAAAAAATATTGATGAAACTGTATTATTAGCGAAAAAATTAGGTATAAACAAGTTTAAGTTGGATCCTAGTGATAGATGGGTTGATAACGATCCTTTACGTCCAGAAAAACATTTTATTGGTAGTAGAGATGAAACAAAACAACAATTTAAAATAGACAGTAAAAATTTAAAAATTGATCCAAAGTGCAAAAATAACAGAACACATTACATAGGTGCCAATGGAACATATACTCCTTGTTGTGATACTAAACATTATAACTTTTACTATAAAAGTGAATGGTATAAAAATAAAATGACAATAAAAGATAATAAATTAAGCGAATGTATTAGGCGTTTTAGTAATTTTTATGCTACAATACAAGATACTAAGCCAGACTATTGTCTGTTTAATTGTGGGAAGTGTTAATGGCTAAAGAATATACAGTAGATTTACAAAAATTATTTTTAGAAATGATGATGAATGATGCACAGAATTTTGTGCGTGTACAGAACATTTATAATGTACAAAACTTTGACAGGAGTTTAATTGATACTGCAAAGTTTATTAAAGAACACAGTGATGATCATGGTGCTCTGCCTACTTATGAACAGGTTCGTGCAGTAACAGGTGTTGAACTGAAGCCAGTACCAGATATAAGTGAAAGTCATAATGATTGGTTCCTAGCAGAGTTTGAAGGCTTTACTAAAAGACAGGAACTAGAACGTGCAATACTTAAGAGTGCAGACTTATTAGAAAAAGGTACATATGAACCAGTAGAAAAGATTATTAAAGATGCAGTACAAATAAGTCTTACAAAAGACATGGGCACAGATTACTTTGCTGATCCTCGTGCAAGACTTATGGCACTTAAAGATAACAATGGACAGATTACAACAGGCTGGCCTGCAATGGATAAAAAGTTGTTTGGTGGTATGAACAAAGGTGAACTGAATATATTTGCTGGAGGATCTGGTAGTGGTAAAAGTTTGTTCATGCAGAACTTAGCAGTGAACTGGATAACAAATGGACTAAATGGAGTATACTTAACATTAGAACTTAGTGAAGGTCTAAGTGCTATGAGAATAGATAGTATGCTTACAAATGTATCTACTAAAGAAGTATTTAAAGACTTAGAAACAGTAGAGATGAAAGTAAAGATGGCTGGCAAAAAGGCAGGTAAACTACAGATAAAATACATGCCAGCACAGAGTAACGTAAATGATGTCAGAGCATACCTAAAAGAACTACAAATAAAAAATGGTTGGAATGTAGACTTCCTTCTTATTGACTATTTAGATTTGCTTATGCCAGTAAGTGCAAAAGTATCTCCAAGTGATTTGTTTGTAAAAGACAAATATGTAAGTGAAGAATTACGTAACCTAGCAAAAGAATTAAACTGTGTATTTGTTACTGCTTCGCAGTTGAACAGAGGTGCAGTAGATGAGATAGAGTTTGATCACAGTCATATAAGTGGTGGACTTAGTAAGATTAATACTGCTGACAATGTGTTTGGTATCTTTACAAGTCGTGCTATGAGAGAACGTGGCAGGTATCAACTACAACTTATGAAGACTAGAAGTAGTAGTGGTGTTGGGCAAAAGATTGACTTAGAGTTTGATATAGAAAGTTTACGTATTCGTGACTTAGGTGAGGATCAAGAGTACCAGCAGTTTAAGAAACAAAGTAGTAGTATCTATGAACAACTTAAAAACAAAGGAAGTTCAGGAGTTGTTGAAGCACCTGAGGGCGACACTGGTAAGATTACTGCAAGTGTACAAAGCAGTAAACTCAAAGACATGTTAGCAGGATTAAAGAGTGAATAACGATATAAAGTCTAAGCCAGGTTTTTGTTACGAGATATTTAAAAATCAAGCATTTTGGAGTACACGAAATACAATAGGATATAACCCTTGTAGTTATTTTAAAGGATATATTGTTACTGATACTACACCTGATGAGGCATGGCACGGCGCTGAACATCTTGCCATTATTGATAGTGTTACACAAGGAGAACTTATTCCAGGATGTCAGAACTGTTATCGGGAAGAAAAAGCAGGACTTGTCAGTAGACGTATGAGTAGTAAAGAATTGTACGAAAACTATCATAAAGACACTGACATAAATCTTACAGATACTCCTAAAGCATTAGACTATAGTGTGGGTAACTTGTGCAATCTTAAATGTACTATTTGTGGACCTAACAATAGTAGTAAATGGATAAGCGATTGGGCAAAACTTTATCCTGATACTAACATGGATAATTTTTTATATAGAAAAGATCAATACCTTACCATTAACGATTTAGAATATCTAAAAAATATTAACAGTGTTCACTTTCATGGCGGTGGCGATCCTTTACTTAGTGATGCACACATTAAACTATTGTATAATATTAAACAGAGCAAAGGACTAAGCGATGTTAGAGTATTTTATAATGTAAATGGTACTAACCGTGTAACACAAGAAGTATTGGAATTGTGGAGTGAATGCAAACTAATAGAACTTTATTTTAGTATAGATGATATAGGCGATAGATTTGAATATCAACGTACTGGTGCAAGTTGGGAACACACAGTAGAAACTATTAATTGGTTTTATAATAATATGCCAGTAAATCACATGTTCAAAATAAATTGTACCTGGGGATATCTTAACCTATTCTATCTAGATGAACTATTCCTCTGGCATAAGGAAAACTTTGCAGAAAACAGATTAGGCGATTCAGTTGAACTAATTTTTCAAAAATGTTTAGGTACATACAGTTTGGATTGGTTAAGTTCGAACACTATGAATGTGCTTGTGGATAAGTTCAGTAAATATCCTGAAATATCCAACTTACTTGCAATGTTAGATGTAGAAGAAAAACCTCATACAAAGTTCTGGGATATTGTAAGACGTACAGACAGTATTCGCAATCTTGATTTTTGTAAACTGTGTCCGGAATGGAGTTTACTATTATGAAAATATTTTGTACAGGAAATCCTGAGCGAAAGACTATTGCTTGGGGGCTACAACAGTTAGGTTCAGTTACAACTGCTAGTGTTAGCACAGGATGGGACTTTACTAGTTTAGACACACAAAAACGTCTCAGAGAAACAATACTAGATTATACAGTATTTGTAAACAGTGCCTATATTAACTTTGATAATCAAAAACAACTAACAGATATTGTTCATTCTATGTGGATGCAAGAAAATATTCCAGGACATATTTTTAATATCGGAACAACCCTTGAAAACACAGATGATAACAGTGTATACGCAAATAGTAAAAGGCAGTTAAGATCTTATAGTGTTAAATTAAGTGACGAAACCGGTATTACCGGAGTTAAAGTTTCTTATTTAGTTGTGGGCGGAGTTGGAGAAAATCTAGTAACTCCTGTACAAATCGCCAATACTATATTATGGATATCACAACAAAAAATAAGAATACCTCTTATACAATTAGATAGCGTTAAAACTTAGTTTAAATATCTGTCCAGCCTATGTCCTTTAGCGTCATAACAGTCTATATATCTAGCACCATTACTATAACGTACTTTGCCACTGCCTACTACAACATCATGATCTCTATATCCAAAAGGCTTCTTTACTGTAATATCAACATATTCACCGTTAGCAATACCCAGTGTTAAGAACGTAACATACCTTCCTTGTTCTCCTTTGAACACTCTACCATTTGCAACAAGTCCTGCAAAGTTTACACGGTCTCCCCAGGTTTCCTGTACAAACATATTTGGCATAAATTCTGGTTGTGTCCAGTATCCATAACGTTTATATTGTGTTTGTGGTGACTCTGTTATACCGTTTGGTAGTCCTAGTTCACGTAAATCCCATCCTGCATTCTTGGCTTCTGTTTTGTGTACCCAACGTCTATAACTTCCTTGGCAATGTTTGAGTGCGGCACGCCAAAACTGTTTTGGGTTGTGTGCTTTTTGATATGCAAGTGCCCAGATTAATCTACCTAAATTTACCGCATGAGCTCTACATAATCCAAAGTTTCCTAGTCCATATAGTTCCTGTATAATCTCCGCCTTATTCTCACTATCGCCCATGCGTTCCATGAACTCCATAACACGTTCTTCATCACGTTTGGCAAATGCACGGCGATACATATCTGCTTCATACATATCACAACCTATAAGTTTGGATATCTTTTTAATTGCATCATCTTCATATACAATAGTATCATCTAATCTTTGTTCTGTCCAGTCCTGAAAGAACGCCGCCTTTTGTCTGCCTGTGGTTGCTACTGGTCTTATCAGTGCAGTTGCAAATACACAATCACTTTTACTGTTTGGTTGTATTGCTTGAAATAATCTTTTCATAGCAGGTGACTCTGCTTGGGTAACTCCTATAACATCTCCATTACAAAGCATCTGACTTGTTTCATAATCTTCTTCTGGGTATGCTTCTAATGGTGTCTCTGAATCTATCTCCAGTAGTTGACTGAGTCCTCTATTAGCAAGGATATCTATCTTGAGATGTTCCAAGTCCTCTACTTCACGTTTGTCTAATAATATTTGATTGTCTGCGTTCATTAGGCTTTTTGGCATATTATGTTTGAATATAAGAACTCCTCCACAGTGTTTTGATATTGCTCTTTTCTTGCCTAATAATTTTCGTTCGATTCTCATTGCTTCTTCCTTGTCTATATCTAAATCTTCATACTTAAAGCCACGAGGGAGTTTACCAGATGCACCCATACGTCGTGCGGCTTCACGCCTTGC